CCGCACCCCCCCCCCGCCGCCGCCCTGCTGGATCGGCGGCTGACCGTCAACCTCCCGGCCCCGTGGTTGCTCCGGAAGTTGGGGAGGAAGACGATCCGTTACGGCGTCCCCTTCCCGAAGGCGCAGAGCCTTTGCCGGATGGCGGCGATCTTCTGTAGGATGGATCTCGACCTGAAGGAACTGAGGGCGGGCGATCTCGGCACGACCTTGGAATGTATCGCCCGCAACGGCAAACGGGTCTCGCGGGTGATCGCCGAGGGGATGGTGGGCGAAGGCCTCCTTTACCGCCTCTTGGTCCGGCCGCTGGCGTGGTACATCCGTTGCCACATGACGATGCGGGGGATGGCGGAGCTGGCGCAGGTGATCCTGCTCATGGCCTCCCCGGAGGGTTTTATGAACACTATCTCCTCGCTCGCCACGATGAACCTGATGGCACCGACGACGGAGAGCCAACCGAGGAAAGGGAGTTAAGGGAGGAATACGAGCCTCCCCATAGCCCGTTCGGACGTATCTACGCGCTGATCGCCTCCGGGGCGTTCACCTACGACGAGGTGATGCGAAAGATCCCCTGGTGCGTCATCCTCACGATGATCAACGACCAAGGACGGATGCGCAAGAAGAGAGATAAAGAGGAAATGCTTGAGACGGAAGAGGAGGAATTAGCCTTCTTCGGCCTCTCCTAATTCAAAATTCATAATTCAACAGTTCATGGCGGATGAACCTTTATACGTGACATTCGAGTTCCGCGGCAACCTCGCCGAGGAGGTCGATCGGGTGAAGTTAGGGATAGCGGGCTTGCGCAACGAGTCCGCGCGGACCTACCAGCGCCTGATCGCCGACAGCGACGAGGCGTTCGCCTCCATGAGCAAGGGCAACCAGCGGCTGGCGGTCAGCATCCAAGAGGACATCAACAGCCTCCGCCAGCTTGACGCGGCCAATAAAGCATTGGATGAGGGGTTCGCCCGCGGTACGGTCACGACCCTCCAGTACGCCGAGGGCAAGGCGAAGCTCGCCATCCAGGAAACCGACCTCCGTACCGGAATCCAAGAAAACATCAAGGTACTCCAGGAGTCCATCGAGCAGGAACGGATGGCCGAGGGGAGCATCGAATCCCTCCACTCCTCCCTCCGGAAGATGGAGGAGGCGTGGCGCAAGATGTCCGCCGCCGAACGGGAATCGGCCGCCGGACAGGAGTTGCAAGAAAAAATACGATCCCTAAAAGAAGAGCTTTCCGGGCTGGAGAGTGGCACAAGTGGCGCTACCTCCGGATTGGAGCGGTTCCAGACCCAACTGGAGTCCGTTCCCGGCCCGCTCGGCCAAACCGCGGCGGCCATCGGGAAAGTGACCAAGGCGGCTCTCGCCTTTATCGCCACCCCGCTTGGCATGGCGCTCGCCGCCATCGCCGCCGGCCTTGCCGCCGTAAACAGCTGGTTCCACCGTACCGAGGAGGGCGAGAACGCGTTGGCGGTCGCCACGGCGGCATTCAACCAGGTATTGGGCAGTCTGCTGGACGTTGTGGACAAGGTGGGCGAATGGCTCTACAAGGCCTTTACCGAACCTAAGAAGGCTCTATCTGATCTGGCCGATTTCCTCTCCGGGCAACTGATGAACCGCCTCCGTGCCATCGGCAAGGCGGGCGAGGCGGTCTGGAAGATATTGACGGGCGATCTCAAGGGAGGGATCGCCGACTTTTCCAACGCCTGGGCGCAGGGCCTGACCGGTATCGAGGATGCCGGACGGAAGGCCTCCGCGTGGATGGCCGATACCAATGAGAAGATCAAGGAGTCGGTCGAGTTGCAGAAACGCAGGAACGCCCTCGACGTGGCCGAACGGGACCTCTTGGTGGAACGCAGCCGCATGGAGGCCCGTATCGGTGAGCTTAGAGATAAGGCCTACGACATGAGCCTCCCAGAGGCGGAACGCGCGAAGGCGTTGAAGGAGGCGATCCGCTTGACCGATGATCTGTTCGCCAAGGAACAGGCGATCGCCAAGGAGAAATACGAGATCACCAAGGCGCAGAACGCGCTGGCCAACTCCAACAAGGCCGACCTCCGCGCCGAGGCGGAAGCTCTCGCCGAGGTGAACCGCCTGGAGGCGCAACGTTATGCCTCCCGCCGCATGATGCTCCGGCAGAGCAACACGTTAGAGGGAAAAGGTTCCCGCTCTCCGGAGAAGGCCCAAGGCGATGAGCGGAAAGAGATCGAGGCGGCCAACGCCCTCAAGGCGGAAACCGCCCGGCGGGAACGGGAGATCGAGCGGCAAAAGGAGGCCTTGGCGGAAAAGGAGAAGGACGCGGAACTGGATCTCCGTCAGCGACGGATCGGCCTGATGCGGGAGGGCGCCGACAAGGAGTTGGAGCAGATCCGGCTGGACTACGACCGGAGGATCGACGAGGTCGAGCGGAAGGGACAGGAATACGTGCGGGCCCAACAGGAGATCGAGCGGGCCGTATGGGAGAAGGACAACCCGGACTGGAAAAGACAGGGCCTGTCGTTCCGGCCATCGACCACCTCCGTATCCCAGCTCCCCGAGTCCCAGCGCAAGAAATTAGAAGAGGCCGCCACCATCGCCGCTACCGCCCGGGAGAAGGCGGAGGCCGACCTGTTGGAGAAGACATTGCGGCAATATCAGGACCACACGGCCAAACGGCTGGAATTAGAGAAGAAATACAACGAGGACGTGGCCTACCTCACCGCCCAACGGACGGAGGCGAACGCCGAGGCCATCGACGCGGCCATCGAGGAGGCGAGACGAACCTTAAAAAAGAACCTGTCCGACCTCTCCATGGAGGAGCTGAAAGGATCCGGCCTGTGGGACAGGCTGTTCGGCGACCTTGACAGGATGGCGACGCCCTCGCTGGAAGCCTTGCTCAAGCAGGCCCGGGAGGTCAATACCTCGGCGTGGGATCCCAGGAACGTGAAGGAATACCAGGACGCCATCAAGCGGCTGGAGGAGGCCATCCATTCCCGCTCGCCATTCAAGGCGATCCGGGATGACTGGAAGAAGTTGCTGGAGTCCATCGGGAAAGGTGACAGGGATGGCATGGCCGCCGCGTTAGAGGGCATGGATACCTCCGTACAATCCCTGACATCCAGCCTTGACACGATAGCCGGCGGTATCGGCGACATCCTCGGCGACGAGGCTGGATACGCCGCCAAGCGGGTGGCGGAGCTGACCTCCGCCCTGTCCGGTTTCGTAAGCGGGGCCGCCAAGATCGCCAAGGGGGATATCCTCGGCGGGGTCACCTCCGTGATCGGCGGGATCGGCAAGATCTTCTCCATGGGCAGGCAGGTCAAGGAGATGAACCGGCAGGCCCGGGAGGAGCAACAAAAATATTACGACGAGGCCATCACGGGCGAGCTGGAGTACCAGCGGCTGCTCCGGGAGCGGCTGCGTACCCAACAAGAGATCGGCGAGACGACGCTGGCCTACAACAAGCGGATCTCCGAGGAGCTGGAGCGGCAGCGGCGGGCATCCGGAAGCGAGTACGACCGGTTGCTGGCACAGATACAGGGAGAACAGTATATCAGCGGCGTAGGCTACCGCCACGGCACTTGGTTCCGGAAGGCGAAGACGTGGAACGAGTACGCCAGCCTCGCCGGGAAGAGCTACGAGGACATCGAGAAACTCTATACCGAGGGCAAGCTGGAGGAGAAGGTGGCCAAGCTGTTCGAGCAGCTGCGCGCGCTGAGGGACGAGGGAGCCGATATCGACCGGATGCTGGATGACCAGGAGGAGTCCATGCGGGAGGTATTGACCGGTACCACCACCGACAGTATCGCTGACAGTATCATACGGGGCTTCGCCGAGGGCAAACGGTCGGCCAAGGATTTCGCCGACGATTTCCAGGAGATGCTGAATAACGCCGTCCTTCAAGGAATAAAGATGAAGGCATTGGAGGAGCCTCTCCGGCAGTGGTACGAGTCGTTCGCCGAGGCGAGCGGCGCGGGGCTTACGGAAAGCGGCATCGCCGACTTGCGGGCGCAGTACGACAAGATCATCGAGGACGCGGCCCGCCAGCTGGAGGACATGGAACGGGTGACGGGTGGCAGGATCGACTCCACCCTCACCCAGCGGGCGAGGGCGGGCGCGTATACCATCGCCAGCCAGGACTCCATCAACGAGACCAACGGCCGGCTTACCTCCATCCAGATAAACGTCGCCGAGACCAAGGAGTGCGCCTACGACATGCGCACCATGCTGTCCCGGGGACTGGAGCTACAGGAGGAGATCGCCCGGAACACCTCCTATTGCAGGAGGCTGGAACGGATCGACAACACGCTGCTGGAGATATTGAGAAACGGAATTAGGACCAAATGACATGAGGGAAGGAAAGCTATTCATCAACGACAAGGACGCCTACACGAACTATGGCGTGTTCCTGGCCAAGGACCGGGGCGGGACGTACGACAACCTGTCGGCGCTCCTGACCCCGCCGCCCGCCAAGCGGCATACCACGGTCGATTACCGGGAACGGGACGGCGAGGAGGCGGACGTATCGGACGTACGTTTCGAGGCAAGGGACATCTCCCTGCGATTGGCCATGATCACGGACAACGAGCAGGAGTTCCGGACAAAATACAAGGGCTTCATAGAGATCCTGAGATCCGGCCTCCTGAACGTGAGGGTCTCCGAGATCGGGAAGACCTACAAGCTCTATTACCTGAGCTGTCCGGGGACGGTGATGAAGACACGGCTCCGGACGACCGGAAGGCTGGCGGCGATATGGACGGTCAAGTTCCGCGAGCCGAAACCGGATTTCTAACGATGTTGAAGCGGCATTAAAACGACACTTGAATGGAACTGAGGATATACGACAAATCGGGGAACCTGCGCGCGGAAGTCTGTCCGGACGACAACTCCACGCAACAGAAAGCGGTGATGGGAGACAACGCGCTCAGCGTCTCTTTCACCACGTGGGAGGCCATACCCTTCGACATCGGCGATTACGTGGATTACGAGGGGGAGCGATATACGCTTCTCACCGTCCCGTGCCCCAATCAAGCGAGCACGTTGGAGTATGAGTACGCCCCGCGCTTCCAGGGCATCGAGAGCGAGCTGTCGAAGGCCCTCTGCTTCCTCCTGACGGACGGTGACATGGACTCGGACTTCTCGCTGACGGACGGCCCGGCGGCCCACCTGCGACTGATCGTGGACAATATCAACCGTGTCAAGGGAACGACGGACTGGAGGATCGGGAGCGTGATCGCGGCCGACTACAAGGTCGTGACCTACGACGGGATCGATTGCCTCACCGCCCTGAACCGGATCGCCGAGACCTTCGAGACCGAGTGGTGGATCGTCGGCACGACCCTCTACCTGGGCAAGTGCGAGCACGGGGAACCGCTGGTGTTAGGCTACGCAGCCGACGGGACGGCCGTGGGCGGGCTGCTGGGCATGAGCCGGCGGGACGAGGAGAACGAGCGCTTCTTCACCCGGCTCTACGCCAAGGGCAGTACCCGAAACATCGACCGTTCCAGATACGGTTCCGACCGCCTCCGCCTGCCTTCCCCGTTGAGATTCCTGGAGAGGAATACCGAGTACGGCATCGTGGAGCGGGAGGTGATTTTCGAGGGGATCTATCCACGGCGTACCGGGACGTTATCCGGCGTACGCTCCATCGAGCGGGAATCCGAGGGGAAGACGATCCGCGTCTACTACGTGACGGACAAGGACATTCCCTTCGACCCGAACGACCACGAGATCGGCGGCCTGACGAAGCGCGTCGTGTTCCAGACGGGGGAACTATCCGGGTATGACCTCGAGGTCAACTACGACTCGTCCACAAAGGAGTTCGAGCTGATCAACCAATACCCGGACGAGAACACCCAGATCCCGGGCGGGGTGATGGCCCCGGAAGCCGGCGACACCTATATCCTCTACAACATCCGGATGCCGGACGAGTATTACACGCTGGCGGAGGAAGAGCTGCGGGAGACCGCCGATGCCTACCTGTCCAAATATAGCGTGGACAGCACCGTCTACAGTGGCGACAGCGACCCGATCATCCTCAAGAAAAGGGGGATCCACGTTTCCTTGGGACAGCGTGTCCGGTTGCATAACCCGGTCTTTTTCCCCTCCACCGGCTACCGGGACAGCCGGATCATCGGGTTCACCCGTAAATTGGCCGATCCCTACGACATGCGGATCGACATATCCGACACGGTGACCCCTACATGGCGGGAATCCATCGAACGGAAGGTGGACTCCTTCCTGCCGATGCTCAGCCAGGCCGGGGGAGCGATCAACCTCATCAGGAGCGGCGACGATACGGTACCCACCGACAACAACGTATTCTCGGCCTTGAGGGCGATATCCACCTTCCTGCGCAAGGACAGGCCGGACGAGACCCGGTACCTCATGAGATTCCTGGGCGGGCTGGTTTCCGACAATATCGAGTCACAAGACTTCACCGCCGGGCCGTTCGGCTCCGGGTTCGTGGTGAAAAGAGACCCGGAGACCGGCAAGTCGTATATCGAGGCGGACGAGATCTACATCCGGCTGAAGGCCTACTTCGATACGTTGGAGATCAAGCGCCTCTCGCACGTGGGGGGACGGATCGTCCTGTCGCCGGCAAGCATGGAGTGCGTCCGCGTGGAGGAGGTATCGGCCGAGTACGAGGACCTGCATGACAGCATTGGCTCTATCCTGTACGATTCCGGCAATGACAGGTTGCGGGCCGCCATTAGCGGGGGCGAGCGCGCCTACCGTTGCTATTTCAAGCAAACGGACGGCGAGCGGGAGATCGTGAACGAGTTCGCCGTGGATGACCTTGCGCAGTGCCGGGAGTTCAACGTGAAGGAGGGCACCTCCCAGAACGTCAGCAACCAGTATTACTGGCGGCGGGTGATCCATGTGGGCGAAGACTACATCGACCTATCCATTACGGACCGCGATACGGACAGCATGGCGCCCAAGGCGGGCGACACGATCGTCACCATAGGCAACAAGACGAACGCCGCCCGGCGACACGTGGTGTTCCTCTCCTCGTACGACGATGACGCGCCTTGTATCAAGCTATATTCCGGGATCGACTCCTACTCGATGGCGGGCAAGGAGGTGACGGTGATCTCGCCGAACGCCGACAAGAACGTGTTCACCGGCAAGATGGTGATCAAGCCGGGATCCACCGGTTTCGGGAACCTGACGGACGCTCCGGACATGACGGTCATCGACCGTGAGATCCAGGAGGCCAAGGACGCGGCGGCCGGCGCGAGCAAGGAGGCATCGGACGTGCGGGACAGCGTAGGCAGCCTGAAGGGGTACGTGGACGGGGCTTTCGCCGACGGGCTGGTATCGGAGGCGGAGGCCAAGGCGATCGAGAAGTACGTCAACGTGGTGAGCAACGAGCGGCAACAGGCGTTGGCCACCTACAACGGACTGTACAACAACCCCTATTTGGAGGGCTCTGCGAAGACCTCGCTGTACAACGCCAAGGTTTCCCTCTTCTCCGCCACGGACGCGCTGGTCAACGCCATCAACGCTGCCATCGCCGACGGTAAGGCGACCGCCGCAGAGAAGTCCTACGTGGACAGCAAGTACGCCACGTTCACGACCTGCTACAACAAGTTCCAAACGGCGGTGGAGACGGCCAACCAGTCCATACAGGACAAGCTGAAAGGCTACTCGGACAATGCCCGGAAGGCGGCGGACGAGGCCAACAACACGGCCTCGCAAGCCATGGAGGGCGCGAACGCCGCCAAGGACGCGGTGAGCGACCTGAACAGGTACGTGGACGGGGCCTTCGCCGATGGTTTGGTATCGGAGGCGGAAGCCAAGGCGATCGAGAAGTATATCAACACGGTAAACGCCTCCAAGCGGGAGGCGGACGCGACCTATACGGCCCTGTACGCGAACCCCTTCCTTGCGGGCACGGAGAAATCGGTCCTGTACGCGGCGAAGAACAGCCTCAACACGGCCACGACCAACCTGATAGCCGCCATCAACTCCGCCATCGCGGACGGGAAGGCGACAACAACGGAGAAAAACAACGTGGACAGCAAGTTCGCGGCGTTCAACAACGCCTACGCATCGCTCGCCACGGCCATCGAGAACGCGAACAAGGCGATCCAACGGAAGATCAAGCAGGAGGCGATAGACGAGTCCAAGAGCGACCTGTCCCAACAGATCGGCGAGGTGTCGCTGAAAGACCGGAACGACATCGCCAAGATGATGGGCTACAAGGATTACGAGGAGCTGGTCTATTACGCGGAGCGGGGCATGTCTGTCATCAAGGGCGGCAGCGTCAACACCTCGCTCATCAACGCCGACCTGATAATCACCTCCGCGCTCATCGCCAAGGCGATCCGGACGAACACGCTGAACGTGAACGACCGGTTCAAGATCCACACGGACGGGTCGGTGGAAATGGACGGGGTCTTTCACTCGTTGGGGCCGAACACGGAGCTCATCCTGTCGAACGGGTACGTACGGATCACCTATGACGGGATCGACGTGGCGAGGCTATCCGTCAATAACGGCACGCCGGAGCTTAACCTGTCCAAGGGTGGCAGGAGCGCGGTGGTGACCCCCGGGTCGCTTACCCTGCGAAGCGCGAGCGGCAAGTTCGTCACCTTCTCGGCGGACGACCTGAACCGGAGCGGGAAGGTGTTCACGAACGATGACGGGGTGTTGCGGGTGGCCGAGCAGGATTACGAGATACTCACCTGCTTCGTCTCCGTCTCCCCGACAGGCGGCGGAACGACGGTCCCGGAGGCCGGGGGCTACCTGAAACGGATCGGCACGTCCGAGTACATAGAGGCTATACCGGCGGATGGGTACGAGTTCGTCCGCTGGAGCGATAACGGGAGCCGCAGGCACATGATCACGTGGGGGCAGCCCAACAATTCCTTCACGGCCTATTTCAGCAAGATACAGGTCGAGCGGTTCACGCTCTCCCTGTCGGTCAGTCCATCGGGAGGCGGATCCGTCACGGGAGCGGGAAGCTACGAGAAGGGAACCAAGGTGACGGTCAACGCCACGGAGGCCAGCGGCTGGCGGTTCGTCCGCTGGTCGGATGGCGGGTACCAGCGGCATACGGTCACGCTGGACGCGAACAAGAGCCTCACGGCCTATTTCGAGCGGTACACCGTCACAGGGGACGAGATCCTGCAAGGGACGGATCTCACAAGCGCATCCTATTGGAACGCTTACGGGGACTCGTCCGTCCAGTCGGTCAGCGGCGGCGTGGCCACCTTGCGGTTCGGCGGGGAGGCCAATACCGACCAGGTGATGTTCAACAAGGGACGCATGGGTGGCAAGCTGGAGATGGGACACCGGTACCGGCTATCGTTCCAGGCGAGGACATCGTCCGGGACGACGAACATCATATCGGCGATCGGCGACAATAGCCTTGACTTCATCAATACCGACGATGTCATCTATGGCGAGGAGGTGAGCGCGTCCTACAAGACGTTCTCGGTGGAGTTCAGGGCGGATCGGGACAGCACCTCGGGGGATGGACTGCTCTTCACGGCGATCTCGGCGTGCGTACTGCAAATACGGAACATAACATTAAAGGAGGCGTGACAATGAAGAATGAAAGTAACCTGTCGATAACCGGCACGGAGATGAAGTTCGCCCTGAGCCTCGACCTGCCGGGCGGGCTCACGATGGACGACGTGGAGTTCGAGGCCCTGTTCTACATCTATTCCAACCGGACGGCGACGATCCCCAAGTCCGGGATGGGCCGGATTGACGAGAACACCTATGTCGTAACGCTCGACACCTCCCGGATCGGGGGTGGCGGACGGATCAAGTGCCAGGTGAGGGTGGAGATCCCGGACGCGAACATGGCGGACGGCGTGAGGACGGAGATAATCGGGATCGAGACGGACGAGACGGTGAGGTATGGCGTGCGTTAGCGGACATATCATAAGGGTCGAGACGGTACGGGTGGAGCTGGAACGGATCGATAGCGTGAGCGCCACCCTCCGGAGGATGGCCCGGGGCGGCGCGAGGCTCACCAAGATCTGCGGCGTGGATTACGGGGTGTGGCTGTTGGTATCTCCCGACGAGCCCGTATGGGTGACCGATGAGATGCCCGCGTTGTTCGGGGTGAGGTCGAACACGGAATGGAGAATAGAGTGATTAACAAACTAAAAGACGAAAGATCATGGCGAAAGCGGCATGGGCGGTGGTCACCCCGCCCCAAGGATCGGGTGACAAGGAGGTGAGCGTAAGGTCGGACGCGGAGCATACCGGCCGGAACGCCCGGAGTACGGTATTGACATGGAAGGCGGTGAACTGCCCGGACGTGCAGCGGACGGTCATGCAGGCGGGCAAGCCCGAGTACGTGGACATAGCGGACACGGCGGCGAGCGAGAAGACGGGAAAGGTGGTCACCATATCCGGTGTCAGCAACTCGAAGAGGCTGACCTTCTCCCTCGGCATGGGAGACTTGGAGATAGCGCTACCCGACAATTATACGGCAAACAGCGTGTTGACGGCCAACGGGGAGGCGATAGCGGGCGATCCCGGTGGATTAGCGGTGTATGACTTCTCCATCGCCGTTACGGTACCGGCGAACACGGAGATCGAGCCGCAGACGAGGCAGGTCATCGTGACGGACGAGGGAGGGCACCAGGACGTGTGCCTGTTGACCTTGGCCGCCGGAGACGCCTACCTGCGTGTCACGGAGGGCGATATCCTGCTGGATTACCAAGGCAACCCGGTGACCGTGAACGTGGAGTCAAACACGGACTGGACGGTGGAGTGATGGCTACCGTTACTATACCATGGGAGCAAGGGAGCGGCGATATCATGGTCGCCCTGACGGGAACCGGCGACGGCGTGGCCACCCTCTCGACCGGAACGGTGAACGAGGGCGTGGACCGCTCCCGGACGGTGACCTTCAGGACCGTCCGGGGCGGCAACGTGGAGGTCATGCGGACGGTGCGTCAGGAAGGCCGGCGGGAATACCTCCGCGATGCCTCCGGCGACCTGTTGAGAGATTCGAACGACGTGGAACTTAAAGCATTGAAATAAGATGGGACTATTGAATTACACGACAGCCAAGATCAACGAGCTCTTGGCGAAGGTGGCGGCCCTGCCCGCCAAGGTGATGGACGGCGACACCAAGATACCGTCCAAGACAAGTGAGCTGGAGAACGACAGCAAGTTCGTCAAGGAGACCGGCCTGAAGACCGTGAACGGGCATTCCCTACTGGGAACCGGAAATATAACCATAGAAGGCGGTTCCGGAGGTGGAACAGCGGATTCCGTGGAATGGGCCAATGTCAATAACAAGCCGGGCTGGGTAAACTCCCCGGACAAGCCCTCCTACACGGCCAGCGAGGTAGGCGCGTTACCTTCCGACACCGCCATCCCCTCCAAGACAAGCGAGTTGGAGAACGACAGCAAGTTTGTCAAGGAGACCGGCCTGAAGACAATCAACGGGCAGTCGATATTTGGTAGTGGCAACATATCCATATCCGGTGGATCCGGAGAAGGCGGCGGGGGCAACGTGAACGTAACGAACGCCGCAGAGCTAAAAACCTTTAGGAATTATGTGTTCAAACCCTCCGCCGATGGATCAGCGGAAGGAACGTTTTCTGCCCTCAATATCGCTACCCTAAATGAATCTGGATTGATGAGCGCTCAACAAGTCGAAAAATTGTATAATATCAAGGATGTTTACAAAATCCCGGCAGCTGTATTGGGCTTGACCTCGGCATCCACCAGCGATGAGATCTTGGCGGCATTCGGGCTTCATCCAATCCAAGATAACATAGCTCTTGCGTATTTTATCCAATTATTATCATTAGGACAATCAGGAGAATACAAATATGATCTTCCATCTATTTTCATCGGTAACTACGCTTGTAATGTGTACGTTTTCACGGATTCAGGCACGAGAGAGATGGAATTGTCATATATAGGACAAGGAGGAGTGCTCAAGACTGTCAAAGTAACGTGCAAAGAAGAGGCGGATGATAAGTTTACCTATTCTGTGTGTTTCTACGAAAGCGGAGGTGAAGAAGTTTATTTACCTTCCTCAATCTTTGATTTGACAAAAACATCTACAAAAGAGGAGATAGCGGCCGTATTGAATCATTTAGGAGGAATGGATCATGTAATAGAATTGGCGAAAAAAACGACAACAAAATTCTATGTTGTTGATACTTCCGCTGGGGCAAAAAACAAGCGCTCTTGTGTTAATTTGGGAGGGTATATAGTTGCTAATATACTTCGCTATATAGACATATCTTATGTTGATAAGTTTCTTGTCTCACATTACATTCAAATCGTCGGGACTTCAGCTAATTATTCAATAGGCGATAAAAAAGATGTAAATCTTAAATCTGCCATAAACTATGAAACGGTTAGACCTGAGGTTTATGTCTTGACATCCGAATCGACATCTGAAGAGATAAGGTCCGCGTTCTCTAGCGTGACTTCGTTTAAAAAAGTTATAGAGGCCGTTCAAAACGGAGCCATATTAAGGACAAGCATTCCGGAATCCTTGATTGAGAGCAGTACAAATCCTATTTATCTCAATACGTTTGCCGCCTATATTGAGAATAATGGTGATGCTAGGTTGGGCTATGTCATAGCTGGGCTCGGAATAAACAGCTTTATAGGGATGCAGTTCGTGACTATAGATTATAATGCAACCAGTGATTCATTCTCTATAATAGTGGTTCCTCTTGCAATTGAAGGTTAG